TATCCAGCTTGAAGAAATATAAGAAATCGAAAAACGTAAATTTTTTCATAGTTAAGGTAGAGCGTTCAGATAGTGATATCCAGACGCTCTTCCTTTTTAAAACAGCAGTTTCCCATCCTTCTTCTCCATCACCGCATTGAAAACACTTTTATAGGTTTCATATAAATCTTTCCTATTTTCTGGTCCTGGCCAATCAGCGAAAGACTCTCCTGCAAAGAATTTCCAAGCAAAGATCCGTTTGGCTTTTTCGGATAAGCTTAATTGATCGATTATGTTCCGGATATCCTGCATACGTTCCCGGATATATTCGGTATGATCTGGGCTGTCGTCGGGTTCGTCGATG